CATGCTGTTATGCCAACACTTAGAACCTTTTTGCGGGGTACAGCCCACACCTGTCAGGCGTTCTATTTCGCTAAAACCTATCGACCGCCTGACCCAGTAGCGGTTTGCTGGGTGAGCCCTGTCGTCCAGCGCACCCCGGAAAGCAAAAAACCCCTTTGGCTCTTGGCTCTCTGCTTGGCGGCATTTCGGTCATTACTGACCAGAGAGCTAAGACCAAAGGGGTCTATGTTTGTCAAAACCGCCAAGCTCGACAAGCAAATGATAAACAAATATCTAACGAAAGTCTATACATTTGCTTGACAGAATGAAAAATAGTTGCTGAAATACGTCTCGGGACAGTTCGCCTTGAGAAAGGCGGCTCAAACGACATAGCCAGTGCGCCGTTACCAGCACGTCTCGCAAGAGGGTTATGCCGCTTGGGTTAAGCGCAAAAGGCCGCGCTGGGTCACGTCCAGGCGGTGCGTCGGATTGGGGGTGCCCGGTCGCCCAAAGCCTTGTGTGCGCAGGTAAGTGTCCTTCGGACTCTTCACGCGCGCACCACAGTCTCCGTAGGAGTCTGTCATTGATCCCTGAGAGAGCCGTCGAAAGGCGGCCTTTGCCTCTACTGGAAACGGTAGGGGCATTTTTTTTGAGTCCGCCATAGCAGCTCTTGTGGCGAGTAACGGCTGCATGGTGCGATGTGTACGTCAGTGTGGAACGGTTCGCTACTCCCCCGCGCCAGCACTGTGCAGGCTCACCAGTTTTTCAACCAACCAAAAAGCAAGCATGAAATACGCAACCGTAGTGACCGCAGCAGAAAACATGGGGCAAGTTCCGCACATGTACTACATCTCCCAAGCCGATGAGGCAGGCGAGCCGGTACAGATGGGCCAGTTGGCTCGCGTGAAGTTCGCGCATGGAGCGGATGCAGGCTGCAGTGAGGCTGACTTGCTGGGGATCGTGATGCACCGACTGGCAAACATTGCGCAGGATGGTCAGCACGTCCACTATGAGCGGGCATTGCAGTTTCTGGATGCTGCCATGCAGCACATGGGCGAGACACTGGATGTGGAAGAGGTAAAGCCGGGGTCAGACCTGACGCACTTGGCCGGGGAGAGTGTCGCGTAATGCTCACTCTGAAGCAGGAGGCGTTTTGTCAGGCGTATATCCAGAATGGCGGCAATGCGTCTGAGGCTTATAGATCGGCCTACAACGCTGGGAAGATGAAGGCAGGTGTAGTAAACGTCAAGGCTTGCGAGCTTTTGAAGAGCGGTAATGTGTCGGTAAGGGTCGCTGAATTGCGTGCAGCCATAGAAGAGCGCCATCAAATCACGATGGATGACTTGATTGGCGAGCTTGAAGAGGCTAGGTCACAGGCCATTGGGTTGAATGTTCCGCAGCTATCGGTGGCCGTGAGTGCGACGATGGGCAAGGCCAAGATGCTGGGCTTCCTGTCTGACAAGGTGGAGTTGAGCGGGAAAGTTGGGTTTGATAACGTCCCGATGGAAGAGTTGACAAGTTCGCTTAACGCGCTTCTATCTAAGCTCAAATGACGCGAGACGAAACCATCAAGGCTATTAAGTTGGCCGATGAGTTGTTGGTGCGTCGTGCGCGCGAGAGCTTTTCTGGGTTCTGTAAGTACATGCAACCGGCTGATATGCAGCCTGCATTGCACCATTTGGTGATGTGTGAGGCGCTGAATGCTGCCATCACTGGGACTGCAAAGAAGGTGATGCTGCAGCTACCGCCAGGTAGTGCCAAAAGTACATTCACTTCAGTGCTGGCTCCGCAGTATTTCCTTGGTACAAACCCGCAGTTGAGCGTGATTCAGGCGTGCCACACCAGTGAGTTGGCCGAGCGCTTTGGCCGCAAGGTGCGCAATAGTCTGGGCTCTACGGAGTTTCAGAGGGTTTTCCCGGGTGTTGGAGTGGCTGCAGATAACGCCGCCGCCGGGCGCTGGGAGACAAGCCACGGTGGCGAGTACACCGCATTTGGCGTGGGCGGCTCAGTGACAGGCCGCCGCGCCGACTTGGGGTTGATTGATGACCCGGTGCGCAGCCGTGAAGACGCTGACTCAGAGCGTGTGCGTGATAAGACGTGGGATTGGTATGTAAACGACTTCCTGACGCGCCTGAAGCCCAATGGTCGCATCGTGGTGTGCGCCACAAGCTGGCATGAAGATGACTTGATGCACCGCATTCTGGATCGTGAGCGTGCAGAGTGGAAGGTCATCAAGATTCCCATGCTGGCTGGCGCCAATGACATTCTGGGCCGTGAAGAGGGCGACCGCTTGTGGCCTGAGTGGTACACAGAAGAGATGGTGGAGCAGGCGCAGAAAGACCCGCGCAGTTGGCTCGCTCTGTATCAACAAACCCCCCGACCGGTGGAGGGTGCAGAATTCAAGCGCACATGGATCAACCGCTACACATTGCCACCGAAGGTCACGAACAAGATCATCATCGTTGACCCGGCTGGCGACCCGAGTAAGAACAAAGGCAACCGCAAGAAGAGCGACTTCACAGCGATGTGGGTCGTTGCTCTTGGGGCTGACGAGAACGCATACATCGTGGATGGCTTGCGTGACCGCTTGAACCTGACGCAACGCGCCGACGCCTTGTTTGCGCTGCACAAGAAGCACAAGCCCATGCATGTTCGATACGAGCAGTACGGCTTGCAGGCGGATGTGGAGCACGTCAAGAGCGAGATGGAGCGCAGGCAGTACCGATTCACCATCAAAGAGGTGGGCGGGCGCATCGAAAAGAACGCGCGCATTCGCCGCTTGATCCCGTGGTTTGAGGGTGGGCGCATGTGGTTCCCGCTGGAGATGATCCGCGAAACCGTGGCTGGCACCTCTTATGACGTGGTGAAAGACTTTATTGAGCAGGAGTACGCCACGTTCCCAGTGGGGCGCTACGACGATTCGTTTGATTGCCTTGCGCGACTGGCCGAGCCGGGGTTGCCACTGCCTTATCCGTCTGATGAGCAGGATGATGACCCACGCATGGCATCTTGGCGCGTGTTGGACGAAATTACGGGCTATTGATGAACTACAACCAAAACACACCCATGGCTGAGATGGATGCCGCTTACGAGGTCAACGGAGAAATCCTGACCCGTGAGCAGTACCATGCCCAGCGGCAAGAGCAGTTGCAGGGCCTGCACCGGCTTTTCTCTGCGCAGCGCGATGACTGGGTGAAGTACCGGGCTCAGTCTGGTGTGGAGGCCCGCTGGCGTGAGGCGCAGGCGCTGTACTTTGGCGACGAAGAGAGCGCTGCAAGCAATCCATTCATTGACACGCTGAAAAACGGGCCAATGTCCAAGACCAAGGCGACCAGCTCCACTCGCTCTAAGGTTGTCATCAACATCGTGCGACCCAAGGTGGATCAGGCTGTTGCGCGGATGTGCGAGATTTTGCTTCCGGTTGACGACAAAAACTGGGGGATTAAGCCAACGCCGATCCCCGAGGCTGTGTCCAAGATGGTGGGCAACAACGCTGAGACGGTTGGGCCTGACGGCATGCCGACTGGGCAGACTGCCGACCAAGAGGCCAACATGGTCATCAAGCGCATGAAAGAGTGCGCGGCCAAGATGGAATCCGAGATCGACGATGTGCTGACGGAGTGTCAGTACAACGGTGAGCAGCGCAAAGCGATTGAGGATGGCGTGCGACTGGGCACTGGAATGTTGCTTGGGCCTTACCCGAACAACTCCGCCAAGCGTTCGTGGCTGCCACAGCCTGACGGGCGCATGCAGTTGCAGATCTCCACTGAGGTGAAGCCTGCGTCCATGCGGGTTGACCCTTGGGACATTTGGTTCGATAAGTCATGCGGCAACGACCACCAACGCGGCGCAGGTTTTTACCACCGCCGATTTGCGACCAAGAAAGAGTTGCGTGCGCTGGTTGGATTGCCTGGGTATGACGAGGACACGATCCGCGAGGTCCTGCGCACCAAGCCCACGCGCACCAAGGTAGCCGAAGGCCGTGTGACACGCGACTTGTGCGAAGAGGACTCCTACGAGATGTGGGTGTACTACGGGCAGGTTGAGCCCGATCAGATGTCGCTGCTGTCGGAGTCGATGGGCGATCCACTGGAAGACGTGGAGGATGGCGTCATCGTCATGATTGGCGACAAAATCATTGGCGCAATGGAGTCGTGGGTTGCTGACGGCTCGCTTCCGATTGATGTGTGGTGCTGGCGCAAGTCGGACGACATGCCGCAGGGCTTTGGCTTGCCAAGCGAATTGAGCCACCAGCAGCGCGTGGTGAACTCTGCATGGCGTCAAGTGATGGATGATGCTAAGGCGTCGTTGGGCGGCCAGTTCGTCATCAAGAAAAAGATGATTACCCCGCAGGATGGCTCCTACGATATGTACCCGCAGAAAGTGTGGCTTGCCAGTGATGAGCTGGATGACGTGCGCCAAGCGATGCATTCGTTTGAGTTTGCAAACCACTCGCCTGCATTGTTGGGCATTGCCACGGCTGCGATGCAGTTCGCAGACCAAGAAACTTCGATGCCGCAGATGATGGGCGGAGAGAAGGGTACAGCGCCCGAGACAGTGGGCGGCATGATTATGTTGTCCAACAACGCCAACACGGTGTTGCGCCTGCGGGTGAAGCTGTACGACGATTCGGTGACCCGCCCGCATATTCGCCGCCACTTCGACTGGCAGATGGCGAATAGCAATAAGGCTGAAATCAAGGGCGACATGGAGATTGATGCCCGTGGCTCGACGGCGCTGATTGAGAAAGACATTCAGAACCAAGCCACGATCAATCTGGCGAACGTGACGAACAACCCGCGCTATCAGGCTTTCCTTGACCCCAAGGAAGAGCTGAAGGTGATTCTCAAGGCGTTCAAGGTGACGCCCGAGGACATCATGCTCACAGACGCAAAGATCGAGCAGAACCAGCAGGCAATGGCGCAGAACCCGCCGCCACCCGACCCGCGCATTGCTGCCGCACAAATGGCATTGCAGGGCAAGCAAATGGACATCGCAGACCGCAAAGAGCAGCGCCAAGTGGACGCGCAGTTGCAAGGCGCAGAGTTGCAGGTCAAGCGCGAGGCCATCGCCTACACCACCGAGCGCGAGCGTGCAGACGCAGAGCAAGGAACCCTGCGCATGCAGATGGATCGTGAGCTGGCGATTGCACAAATGCAAAACGATGGCATCGAATCTCAAGCAGAGCGCGAGTCGAAGGCGCGCATGCAGGCGATTGACCTGAGCAATCGTAATGCTTTGTTCTCAGCCGAGGCTGCGCTCAAAGTCAATCAAGGCAGTGGAATTTAACAAGGAAAACCCATGAAACAACCAGTGAACGTAATCAACAGCGACCCAGACTACATGATGGGGTGGAAGTCGGGCCAGCCTGTGCTGGTGCCGAAGATTGGTGATGGCGAGATTGCGACCTTCGCCACCGACTCCTCCGGCAACGTCACAGGGCTGGTGGGGCCGGGGGGTGGTGTCACGCAAATTGGGTCGCACGTTTCGGCGTGTTGCATTGGGGACTCCATCACATCGCGCTCCCGATACTCCGGTACCATAAGCAGTTCAAGCGCACTTGGCATTTGGAACTGGGCAAATTGGATGGTGGGTTCGCCCTTTGTTTTCCGCCACAATTTCGGCGTATCGGGGGATGTAACCAAGTCAATCATGACCCGTATTGCTGCGATACCGAGCAATGTGCAGGTCGTGTTTTTAATGACAGGCACGAATGATGTTTACTCAATGAGTGCAGCAGCAGTGCAGGGCACCATTGATTCGACGTACACCACAGTTTCAGGGCACATCGGCGCTGGCGTTGCAGCACTGGTTGCCAGTGGTAAGCGCGTTGTCATTGCAACGATTCCACCAAACAACGCATACACACCAAACACGGACTCGCGCATCCAACTGCTTGATCGGCTCAACACCTACATTGCAAGTCTCGCATCGAGCAGCGTGTTT